AAGCCTAACTCTTTTGAATCTATTTTTCTATTTTTCGTTTTGAAAAAATATGATGTAATTGCTCGTAAATCGTCTTATTTTGCGTGTTTTGGTATGTTCCTTGTCATTATCCTAGAAATTATTTAAAATGCAATACAAACCAATCTATGAGCTTACAGGGGTATTATATAGCAGGGCGTACCTCGTCAACAACCAAACAAAAAACCACTCAATTAAGAGTGGCGTGTAAATGAAGAGTAATGACCTCACTTTCTATTTAATTAAATTTTGTTCGTTGATAGTTTCGATTGCTTTTTTAACCTGTTCAGGTTTACCGGTTATAACTAACTTTATTTCATCTTTACGTTCAGCGTGTTTCTTTCCTGATTTGAATAAGAACCAACTGTACAAGATGAACGATATAATATAAATAACGTATACTATTTTTACACCTCCTTCATTTCTTCAATTGTTTCTTCTACTGTTTTATGCAAATCATAGTAGAACACATTAGTATAATGTTTATCCTCCTCTTTGGTCCAATTTTCAAAATCAGTATCCTCCATGATTTCATTGACCATTTCAGAGTGTTCGTTTAGATTTGTCACAAGAATTTCAATAGCTTTTTTAGAAGCCTTATGCCATTTTGCCGTGAATTCGTATGATTTGACAACATCTTGAAGCACACTAAACAAGTCCATGTATTGAGCTTTAGCATAAGCAGGTACTTTTCTTTCATCTTTTGGAAAATGCTCATCTACTTTTTTATCATGTAGTTTCAAAGTGTCGCTAAGTAGTTCGATTTGGTTTCTTAATTTCGTTTTTTGTTCCTCTTTCTTTCTTACGCTTGCATTCCTGTTAATTTGTTCAAGTATTTTGTTTTTCGGTCGATGTGGTACTCTAAGTTGTTCCCCCATCGTGTTTGAAGTGAAAGTTTTAAGCATTCAATGATGTAACTTTTAAGAGTTCCATTCGTGTTGACATCTTCTAAAGTGTAGAAATATTTTCCTTGTATTTGTCTCCAAGTATAAGAACTAGGGTTTATACTATCTTCTGGCGTGTAATCTGTATATTGACCAATATATCTTAGTGGCCATTCAGCAGTTGTGACTTCACTAGCTGAGGGCATCCAAGGAGTTGCGATTGAACCCTCTTCCCACTTATGACCAGCAGTCCATAAAGCTGAACCAGAGGCTGAACCTGACATTTCGTATCTAGAAAATACTTGGTCATTAGCTTTTAAGGTTACGGTAACGCTATCTCTAAACCAATCAAAATTATTAGTGAATGCCCTGTTTAAAGAATTTCCTGAATCGTTAATCAAGGTAAATCTAATTGTATTTGCATTACTTCCTGAACTTTTAACATAAGCTGAGAAAGTATAAGTACCGTCTTTTGGTGCTGTAAATATTTTATGAATACCACCCCATTGTTTAGTTGTTTTCTTAACAGTTAGACCTTCATAAGTCCCGTCGGTTGTCCAAGTGTCTGCCCAATTCCATTGACCGCTAAAATCTTTAGTACCATCCAATAAGTTCAATTTCGGATAAACAGTCTTGAAACCGTTCGTGCCGTCTGAACTATTTGCCCATGCTGTGTGAATATATTTTCCATCCTCCTGTTCTACTCCTTGCGTTCCGTCAGTAGATTGTAATAAAGTGTAGAAATCTTTTCTTTGTATTTCCTCACTTGCGTTATACTCATTAAGTTCAAAGATTTCATTTTCGGCAAAGGCTTCAAGTTCTTCCTTTTTTAAGTTATTGAAACCGCTAGAGAAACGGATAAAGTTTAATGTACTTTCGTTAATCATAGTAGTTACCTCTTAATTTTATAATATTTGTGTTGTCTGTGATAGTATTGGCATAAATGTAATGCTCGTCGCTCAAGAGTTGTACTGCCCTATATAAGCTATTTTCTGTTTCTTCGGTACAAATTACCATAAGTTCTACTTCAAGCGTTCTAAACGTCTGATAAATGGCTGAATTGTTGCTTACTTGACTAACAATAGGGTGTATTTCAGCAAACATCACGCCCATTGGTTCCCTTTCATAGTCCAAACTAACGGTAAAGCCTAAGTCTTGTAAGAAGTTTTTGATGTCTAACTTTTTATTTTGTAAGTTTATCATTTTTATTCCCCTTTATAAGTATCTAACAACCACTCTACACGACTAAATAACCATTCCACACGCCCCTCTTTGCTGAAATATTCAAAGTTTTGTACGTTCTGTTTTTTAATGAAGTTGTATAATGCTGTTTCATTAATATCTATAAACGCGTTACCGTTGATGAAGTTAAGAGTTTCAACAATTTTATCAGATAGATTGGCTTTTTCAGCGAACTTTTCAGCTTTACGAGCTTTAGCAGTATCAACACTTTCATTACGAACCAAACGTAAGAAATAAGACTGTTCAGGTAACATGTTTAACTTTCCTAACGTGTTAATGATAATCATGTCAGCTACTTCGCGATTAATCACTTCGTCTTTTTCGAGGTTTAGACCGTATTTTTTGTTTGTATTGCGTTGATAATTATTGATGTGTTGTTTTACTTCCAATAAGTCATGGATAGTATTCAAAGTGATAATAGGCATATTTTTCAAAGCGTTTAGAGTTTCTTTAGTGATTTTCATAGTTTGTATGTATTCCTTTCGATTAATTCCATTAAGTTAGTAAAATCAATAGCGAACAGAGGGGGAACAAGTTCTCTCACAAATTCCTTTGCTTCCTCTACTCGTCCTTGTAGACTTAATTTGTCTACTTCATCAAGTATCATTTCATAATCGTATCCCATGTATGAACTCCTTTAGAATGGCAATTGGTCATCAGGAATATCAGCAGGAGAACCACCACCGAACAAATCAACCGTATTGTTTTGTGACTTGTTATTATCGCGGTTTAAGTTAAATTCTGGCGTTACTTTAGCATACGGAGCATTATAATAAGTTTTGTCGCCTTTCGTTTCGGCTTTAATTTGGTCAATAAACACTGTTACGATGTCGCCATGGTTTACGCCGTCAGGTAACCAAATACCCCCAATATAATGATCAAATGGATATGCTTTAAATGACAGAACTTTTTTAGTTCCTTTTGCCGTTTCGACTTCTTTTGTGTTAATTTCGTTTACTTTCAAAGTTTCAATAATTTTCATTTTTTTGTTTCCCTCTCTTTATTTGATAGTTTAATTATAACGTATTTATTTTATTTTGTCAAGTATTAAGCATTCATATTTACTTTTCCTTGTTTGCAAAGCTCGTTTGCACGGTCGCTTGACATTTCTTTATTTGCTACCATTTTTTTAAGTTCGCTTAGATTGTATTGGTAGTTTGCTTTTGGTCGTGGTTTAGGTTGTGTTACGTTGTTTTGACCTTTATTAGTGCTATCGGCGTCTTTAGTATCATCTAACTTCAACGCTTGACCGTAAGCATATTTACTTGCATAAGATTGACTAGCTCCAGTCGCTTGAGCTTTATCCATTCCTTTCTTATTGACGTCAATGACCGCCCAACCGTCGCCAGTTGTAATGTCGTTAGGGTTATCAGGGTCATAAATGTCAATATGAACATGTAACATCAGTTCGCCATTCATTTCTTTCATTTCTGTGTACGCTTTTTCCATTAGTCCATACTGCAATAGCATAGGCTTCAAAGCCGTTTGAATATCTTCGTTGTTTCGGAAATTATATTTACCAAAGCTATTATATTGACTTTTTGGTACTTTAATTTCATTAATCATCTGTAATACTTTACTTTCCACTATAGGCTCACTCCTTTATTTACATGTTTTTTGTACATTTTCCACAACCATTTAAAGAACCCTCTGATGTATCTTCCAAGTTCTTCAGCTACATTTTCAACGGCTTTAAATACAAGCCAAATAAATATAATTGTTAAAAGTAAAGTTAACATTATTTAATACCTCCGATGTATTCATGTATTTGTTTTAGTTGTTCTTTACTATCTTTTTGCGTGTATTTTCCTTTCCTACCTGTTTTTGTTTTCTTTTCAGGAGGTGGAAAACCTTTGCTATTAAAGTATTGTCTAGCATACTCAAAGAATGTTAGTGCATTAGTATAATTGTGTTCCCCTAGCATTTTATGATATTCTAAGCTAGTTTCACGCCATTTATTGAAGTCGTTCCAGTTCAGAATCAAAATAATCTACCTCCTTTACAAACCAACCATTTAAAGGTTTGTCTTTATTCAACCATAGTTTTAAATAGCTTTCAGTAACACCTAAGTGTTTTGCTATATCCTCAAAAGTTTTAAACCATAAGAATTTATGACGATTTAAAGCACAATATTTATACACGTTTCGCTTCCTCTTTCTTTCTAAGTTCTTCAAGTTCTGCTTTTCTACCTTTGAACTCTTCAAAGATTGATTTTCTAAATGCTACCCAGTTTTCCGCCTCCTTTTGTGTAAAGCCCATTTTAACGGCCATGTCAATGTAGTCGTTATATTTGCCCATGTCTTTCTCAAACGGTTCATCTGGCTTCTTTCCTGCCCTTACAGCGTACTTTAAAGCGTTCGTTAAAGCAAAGCCTTGACCAGCTGTGAAGTTATGTTGCCAGAATTTTAAGTCCCATTCAGAATCCCAGATTAGAAACTCTTCTAATTGAATGCCATATTTATTTGCGTAATATTCTTGTGCCATTATCTTTTAACCTCCAAAATTTTTATGTTTGATTCATCAAATACAATTGCCTTTGTAATCGTTGATGTTTCTTCCATATCCTCTCTAATACATTCTATTGCGGTTCTTAATTTTTGAACTTCATAAAACCAACTATCAGAACCGTCTTTTAAAACATAAACTACTTTAATCATTGTTATTTCCTCTATTAACTTGATGACTTAATTATATCGAATTCACTTAACTATGTCAATTACAATTATATTTCTATTCTATATAATTCTTGTAACATTCTTCTGAACAAAAGACTTTATCGGGTTCGCATTGCTTTCCACACATTTGGCATTTCCATCTACCATCTGCGATAACGTGAACGTTTTGTACTCCCCATTCATCACACCAAAATTCTAGAGTGTTGTTCGCTTGTTGTTCTTCCATGCCCAGATTGTCAACCATATATTTAAAACATAGGGATAACTTAGCTTCAAACTTGCTTAGATGTTCTTGCATGAAGTCATATACATCTGTTACATCAGCTTTTGACTTTCTGAACTCTTCTAATTGTTCTAGGTCTGTCAATCGTGGCGGATATTCTCTTTTTGTTCCGTCGTCATAATAATATACTACTTTTTCAATTGCCATTATTTGATACCTCTTTCTTTGATTTTGTTTGCTACTACTTTGTAATACATTCTTGTTTCGTTGATAAACATGTCATCAACCTTACTTTCTTTTTGACGTTTTCCTTTTTGTTCTAAGCTATCTAATAGACTTACAAGACCTTTTGCTGTGAACTTTTCAACGAAGCGTTCCATTTCTTCTTTTTTATCTGTTTTAACGCCTGTTAAACGCTCATAGAGAACGATTAAGACATCTAGCATAGAAATATCTTCCATTTGTTTATAATAGCTATAAACGCTATTTAAAAGCCCTAGTAGCATATCCTTTTCAATATCTGTTACTGGTTCATTTTGCTGAAGTCTTACTGCTATTTTATTAAGTGTTTCAAGTGCAATTTTCATTTGTTTAACTCCTTTTCTAGTTTATTTAATTCTAACAAGTTTCGTTTGAAAAATCTACTACTTTGTTCGGCTTTTTTAACTTCGCCACAATCTAAGTAACGTTTAATTCTTTCAGCGTCTCTGACCATGAACTCGAAACGATTTCTAACCCAACGTTCTTTGTTTTCTCTTTCTAGTTTATCCATTTGATAACCTCTCTTAACTTGATGATTTAATTATACAAAAGAAAAACCGCAATGTCAAAGACAAAACGGTTAATCGTTAATTTCTTTTACTTTTCCTTTTTGTTGCAATGCTGTTAAAAGACTTTCTGCGTCGTTTTTTGTTTCCTCGTATTCTTCCCCCTCTTTTTGTTCTTCTTCTAATACCTCTTTAGGTTTGTTTCCTGTGGGGTCTATAATTTGAAATTGTTCACCTACGTAGCCTAAACAGACCTCTTTGTCATAAGCATAGTTACGAGCCTCAACAGTTAAAATTGAATACTTGCTATTCTTTCCCATTTTAGGACTTAAGCATAAACAAAACTCAAACCACGCACCAATTGCCGAACTACCTAAAGCATGTGTACTTCTGACCCTAAAACTCTTTTCCTCTAGTGATTGATTATTTGTGTCCTTTCTAGCATGAGCAATCAATAAAAATGTTACATCGTTCAAGAGCAACTTCAATCGTGTTATATTGTTCAGCACGTCATTCATACTTGACATGTCGTTTAGAGTGTTTCTGTCTGTCAGCATGTCTTTTAAGTTGTCCAAAATAACAAACTTGATATTATTCTCTTTGATGAACTTATAAAGTCCATTCATGTGGTTCAAGTTATCTAGCTTAAAAATTCCCCCTGTAATGAAATGCAAATTATCAGGAACATCACTATAAGCTTTTAAACGTTGATGTAGAACGAAGTCAGTATCTTCATTGTCAATTATAAGCACGTTCGCTTTTTTAGTTTTAAAATAGCCAAAGGGGACACCTTTAGCTACGCTTAAAGCCATTTGTAACGTGGTGGAACTCTTGAAAGATTTCTGCGGTGCAATTGTTAGACCTGCTTGTCCTCGTGGTATTAAGTGTTCTATCAACCATTCATTACCACCTTTAAAATCTTCTTTTTCTTGTAACTCCTTAGCGGTTATAACACGTTTAAACAAGTCTTTCATTTTAATCAACCCCTTTTACTTTATAGTCAATGAAAATGATATTTTTATCACGTAAGGGTGTAAAATAAGTTTTAAATTCATAGTCAAGGTAAATATTTTTTAATCTAACTAGCCAATACTTAGCACGTTGAACCATTTGTTCCCAGTCTTTAGCTTCCTTGATATCTTTGTTAATTGCTTTGATGTCGTCTTTAATCGTCATTTTTAGTACCCTCCTTTTAATAAATTTACCAAACCTAGAATAAAGCAACCTAGACAGCATAAGAACCAAACTCCATAAAGTGAACCGTCTACACTCGCCATGATTCCAAACACTGCTGACATTATCCAATAAATGATAAACATTTTATTTACCTCTTTCTCTTTTAAACTTATTAATTGATTCTTTATTTAATTTACGACTAATTTTGTCAAGTTCTTCGGAGTTACGTTTTCTTTCTAGTTTATTGTTTTTGCGTTCCTCTTTGCATTTTGGACATACTAGATAAGTTACACCGCTTTTCTTTCTTATAGCGTTACACCATGAACATTTATTTTTGCTCATTTGTTTTACCTCACTTCTTTTATCTATGATTTAATTATACATCAAGTCATGTTACAATTCAAGGTGTTTTTATGTTACTCTTTAATTACAAGAATTTTAGACACACTTATTTCCCCCCCCGTCATGCAATTAGTAGAGATTCTGATAAGGTAGTTTGCTTAGTTATTAGCAGTCAGCTCCGTTAATCTAATTGCACCGCTCGTTTTGTTTTATGTGAGTTCAAACTGGCATAAACATAATACTCACAACCTGTCCAACTTTTTTATCAGTTGGCAATTTCATATATAGCGACAAACTACGGCTACCAAATAACGTAACAGTTAATGCTCCTTAACCACTATATACTATCCTATTCTTAAGGGCTTGTGGGGTTTACAAGCTCAGGGAAATCTGCTTCATAGGCTTTCGCCTCGCATTTAAATATATTCAATTTTTTATATTTATATTATAACATACGTTTTTTTAAAATCAAGCAAAAAAATCAGGGTCAAAAATAGAAGAATAGCTCAACCGTGGGAATAGTCAGGAATATATTGTTTTTTGGTTACAAATTATTTAATTAAATTGTAAACTATCTAAATCTTTTGTAGGTACAATAAAAGTAAAAGTGAAAAAAACAGTATGCTATAATAATAATATAATCAATGATGGAGGTAAAAAGCATGGCAGAAAAAAACATCTATTTTGTTAATGATGAAGTAGAACTAAAACAAGTGTTAGAGTTTATTTCTAAAACTGACTACGGTGTCAACGTTGACAAAAGTCAAGAAGATGTTTACGCAGTCGTGACTTCTTATAGCCTACCTATTTAAGAGGATAGAAATGAAAAAAATTTTAGCTATTGACTTTAGCACAGCTAGTAAGAAAGACGAGGGAACAGGGTACGCTTTTAGAAAAGATGGTCAATTGTTTGTCGGTTCTATTAAAGCATACAACGCAAAAAAGAACGCGTGGGAACGTACCTTTGACATTGTAAACGCAATTAAAGATATCATAGATGAGTTTGACTTAAAAGACTATCACATGGCTATTGAAACACCTATCATGGGTAGAAACAGAAAGCACAGCATTACATTAGCTAATTGTAACGGTTATTTTATCGGTGCTATTGACGGTCTAATAAATGGCTATACTTTTATTGATAACTCTAAATGGTGTAGCTATCATTTAATTTCAGGCAAACGAGAACAACGAAAAGAAGAAAGTTTGGAACTTTTAAAACAAACTGGACTTGTTCCGCTTGATTGCAAAGATGACAACATGGCAGACGCTTATAACATCTTGACATATTGCGAACACTTGGGTTAATTGTTCCCTTATAAAAAAACAATAATCAAAAATGGAGGTGGTAATATCAAGGTATCTCAAAACGGTTTGAACTTAATTAAAGAGTTCGAGGGTTGCCGATTGACTGCTTATAAACCAGTACCGTGGGAAGAAATGTATACAATCGGTTGGGGTTATTATGGAGTGACGGAAGGAACAACTTGGACACAATCGCAAGCAGATAGTCAACTAGAAAATGACATCAATAATAAGTATGCACCTATGGTTGACGCTTATGTAAAAGGCAAAGCAAATCAAAACGAGTTTGACGCTTTGGTTTCATTGGCTTATAATTGCGGTAATGTTTTCGTTGCTGACGGTTGGGCAGAGTTCAGTCATGCCTATTGCGCTTCAATGATACCTAAGTATCGTAATGCAGGCGGTCAAGTGTTACAAGGTTTAGTACGACGCAGACAGGCAGAACTTGACTTATTTAATAAACAAGTATCAAGTAATTCAAACCAAAATATTGAAACAAAAGGAGAGATTAAAATGTACCTTATTAAAGGACTAGACAAAGCAGGAAAACAAAAACATTGGTATGTTTCTGACGGTGTAAGTGTTCGTCATGTTCGTACAATTCGTATGTTGGAAAACTATCAAAACAAACGGGCTAAACTTAACCTGCCAGTTGATACAATGTTTATCGAAGAAATTGAAAAAGAATTTGGTAAAAAAATTGACATTAACAGCGGAGAATTTAAATAGGAGGAAGTGAATGAGCTTATTTAATCTATCACGCAGAGCGGAAGATGTGAGCTTTTCAACTTTCACGGTCCAAGACCCTACAACTGATTTGTTACTTGGTAAACTCTTGGGCTTAGTTTCCTATTTTGATAATGTTGATTATTCGGAAGCGTCCAAACTTGATGACTTATTCTTTTGGGCTTTACAAGGTCAAGAAGTATATCGTGTTTGGTATGGTGGTTTCAAGTATTATGCTCAAAGAGTAAATGCAGACCAGTTTAACATTTTAGTTAGAGAACCAAATCGCAGACAGGTCACTATTAGAACAAACGATTACGAAATGCTATTAAACCCTTTCTATGGTGCTAATCCTCAACGGTTTGGCGTAATGTTTGGAATGGCTAGTAATGGAATTGGTAGACGTCTTGATTCACAGGCTCAAATTAAAATCTATTGGAAAACTAAGGTGTCTAGTGGTTTGAAAGAAGTTTGGGACAGAATTAGAGAACGTCTAACACAACAGCAGCAACTTGCTAGAGAATTTAATGGTTTATCGGTTATCGGTTCAGATGATGATATCAAACAGATTCAACCTGATTATAGCGGTTCACTACAAAACGACGCAAACCTTGCAATTGAAATTGCTTTGAGTGAGTACGGAATGCCTAGAGAATTACTTTATGGACAAAGTAATGAGGTTACTATTATCGCTTTCGCAATTCAAAAAGTGTTACCACTGTTAAAACAACACGATAAGAACATAGTTTTCAATCAAGAGAACTTTGTAGCTTATATATCAACAACAGCAAAAGGGGGAAATATTGAAAGTAAAAGCAGTACGAGGGATAGCGAACCCGTTGGGGACAATTGATTCTCATGGTACGGTTATTGAGTCAATTGCTAACGCAGGCGACGGAGTAGATATCCTAAACCGCCATAGAGAAAAGATTGGTTCAGGTTTCGTACATCTTGAGGGGGACAATGTAATCTTGACAGGTTACGTTGACGAAGAACAGTACACAGCCGAAAAAATCGAAGAAACAGGCTTGTCAGTTGGCTTTAATGCTAACGGTGTAAAAGCTCGTGAAATTGACGGAGTAGGCTACTATAAAGATGTTACAATCACGGAGGTGTCACTAACTCCGTTACCAAGTAATAAAGGTGCTAAAGTGACAAAAGTACGAGAAGAAGAAAAAGGAGAACAAAAACAAATGGGTGCAAACGAAACACAGGAAATCATGAAGCAAGCAATCGAAGCAGGTGTAAAAGCTCGAGAACTTGAAGCTAAAGTAGCAGAACTTAACAAAGAACGTGAAGAACTTAAAAAGGAACGTGAAGCGTCTATCCCTAGCGAAAAACCTCAAGACGCAGAGCGTAAATTTATGCGCGAACTTGGTAGAAAAATGGCTGAAATGCCAGAGCAAGGTTTCTTGCGTGAATTTGCTAATGCTTCAACTTTGAACGTTGTCAACTCTCTAGGGTCTATCACTTCTAAATATGCTCGTAAGTCAGGTATTTATGACGGTGCTATGAAAGCACGCTTCCAAGGTTTGACACTTGCAGAGGACGGTGTAGATGATACATTTATCTCTGGTACTTTCAAAGCAGGTACAGATAAAAACAAAGCTCAAACAGCTGGAAAACGTTCCCTTCGTCCACAAATGGCAGAAGCATACCTACAAATGGACAAAGCAACTGTCCGAGGTGTAAATGATTCAGGTGCGTTATCTGAATATGTAATGTCTGAAATGGTAAACCGTGTTATCCAAAAAGTAGAATACAATATGATTCTTGGTTCTGTTGACGGTTCTAACGGTTTCTATGGTTTGAAAGATTCCAAAGACGGTTGGACACCACAAATCGAGTCCAAAGACTTGTTTGAGGGTATTACTGACGCAGTTGCTCTATGCTCAATTTCTGACGCAATCACAATTGTTATGAGTCCACAAACTTTTGCAGAGTTGCGTAAAACTAAAGGAACAGACGGACACTCACGATTCAACGAACTTGCGACAAAGGAACAAATTGCTCAATCGTTTGGGGCGGTTAATATTGAAACACGTGTCTGGATGCCTAAAAACGAAGTAGCGGTATACAATCACGATGAGTACGTTCTTATCGGAGATTTGAATGTAGAAAACTACAACGACTTTGACTTGCGTTATAACGTTGAACAATGGCTTTCTGAAACTCTTGTGGGTGGTTCTATTCGTGGTAAAAACCGTTCAGTATACCTATTCTATAAAAAACCAGCAGTATAAGTTTCAAGAGTACAAAAATAAGAAAGGGGTAAATAATGGCTGATTTTAATATCACAGACCGTTATACCCAACAAATTAAGAATGTGACTAATACAGAGGGGCTTGGGGACTTGTTCCCTCTCTTGTCACGTATTCCTAAAGTTGGGGCAGATTTATTGCAGTCTGTTAATTTGACAGGTTTTCCTGAAGCTAAAGAGCAAGGACAAATAGGTAGCGTGTTAGATGTAAATGAAACAAGTTATAAAATCTTGACACCTCGTGGCTTTGGTTTTGGTATCAATCTATCAGATTCAGGTAACTTGACTGCTGACGGTATACAAGGTGCATTGCAAACCGTTCGAGATACTTTATATCAGACAATTGAAAGTCACTTGATTTGGGCAGGGGTTCATGCTTCAATTGCCACAAGTTCAATTGTTGGGGCTGTTAAACAGAAAGCAAGTGCAGATAAGTTTTCACAGTCAGGCGATGACATTCTATTTGTAAAAGAGAATGATTTCACACCAGTAGTTAATGGAGTAACAAAAATTGAAACTTTGAGCTTTAAACACTATAATAATGGAGGGGATAACACCTTTGACAAGGTGCTTATTAACCCTTATAAGGGCATTCTTGCAGGGGACTTGGTACCAGAGTTTAAAGTGACTAAAGATGTTCGTTATAATAAAGTGCAAGTATATGGTACTATTACCGTTTGTGGTGGTTTCCTTAAGGACGGTGCTATTAAAGTTTGGAAGTAGTAGGAGGATAAAAAATAAATGGCATATACATCAAAAAATGAATTAACCCACGGTCTAGGGTATGGGGTAGTGTTCACAGACCCTACAGGGTCAAAAACAGGTATTCCAATCGCAGGATTGCGTGGTATTGAAACAGATAGCAAACAAGAAAACAAAAACTTTTATGCAGGTTTTAACGCTCCTTATCGTACAATCGCAGGTGTTAAAGATACACAAATTAAAGTTAAGTCTTATGACCTGCCTAACGAGTTTGCGGTTCATGCTTTAGGGTTTAGTCAATGGTTTGGGTTCTTGATTGACGAAGAAACAAATCACAAACCTTATGGTTTTGCCTATGCAGAACGTTATCGTGACGACGAGGGAACAGGGTACAAAGCAACATTCTATCCAAGTGTTCAAGCTACAACACCAAGTGACACGGCCGAAGCGGACGAAGAAAGTCCAACTGGTAAAGAGTACGAACACACAGCAACTGTTACAACTGGAGATTTTAAACTAGGGGACAAAAAACGTTTGTTTATAAAATTCAAAGTGTCCGATAGAGAATTGGCAGCTGGTACAAGTGGAACAGCACTTGCTTTTAAAAAACTGTTTAATGAACTCAAACCGCTCACGGCTAATGACATCAAAGCGTAATTTTTAAGAGTGGAGGGCTTGGAATTAAAAGTTCCCACTCTTTTATTTTAATTTATAAGGAGAATAGAAAAATGAAGAAAGAAGATTTTAAATTTGACTTTAAAGCATTAGAACGTATGGAAGATAATGGAATTTACTTTGGAGATTTGAACGAACGTGATTATCACAGTTTAGCGTTATTCTTTTGGGCTTGTGCGCCACAATATACACTTGATGAAATTCTAGGGGCTTTAATTGGTGGACTTTTACCTGTTACGGTTGCCGAACTTATGGAACAACTGGTAAATGAAACAAAAAAAGCGATAGCACTAACAGCGAAAAAATAGGGGAAAACGCAAGAATTACAACACTTGCAATTGTTAGTGCTATGACAGCTTTTAGAGTTCCCTATGAAGTATATAGCCATAGACCTTTAGGGTGGACGCTAAAACTAATTTCAACGTTGACACCTAAAGAGAAGAAGAAAACAACCGCAGAAGAATTAAACAATGCCGAACATGTGGAGGTAAAACTATGGCAACCACCAAGCAAGTCACAGGACTAGAAAAGTTCACAGAGAAACAACTTAAGAAAGTTTGGTTAGAAATGGCAGACGCTTTTAATTCTAATCAGAATACAGTCAAGCGTAGTTATAAAAGTTCATTAGGTGGCGACTTTTCAGGGTATCGTGCAAAATTTGACACTGAAAAAATTACAAAACAAGTTACTAGGTCGTACGGTTCTCTTAAAAGTGGTAACATTGGTATTATTAACGGTTTTAAAGCTAAAGAAGAAAGTTGGAGAATGCTCAACGTCTTATTACACGACCGTTATCTACATCAACGTTATGGGCAAACGCTAGTTAAAGCGACTCACAAAATGGATGATAAAACTAAAACTATTAAGAGTAAATTAAGGAGTATAACAAACAATGGCTAAAGAAAAATATGTCATTCAGGCAGAGCTAGACACTAAAGGCGTTTTAAGTAGTGCTAGGGAAGCTCAAAGAGAAATTAATAATATAGGTCGCTTAGCTAAAGAAACGAACAGAAACGCTCAAATAACAGGTTCTGTGACTATTAAAGACAAAGGTATTAAAGAAACACAAAGAGCTTTAAACCTTGCTAAACAGAACGTAGATAATTTAACAAAGGCACTTGCAAACGCAAAGATGTCAGGTGCAACACAAAAACAAGTACAGGCATTGGAAAGCCAGTTAGTCAAAGCACAAACACAAGCGACAAGATTAAGCACAGAGCTAGCCAAAGTAAGTTCGCAAGGAATTAAAAGCGGAGGACTTTCAAGCGTAGTCGAAAACGTAAAAAGTGCAGGCGGTTCACTACTTGGAACATTCTCAAAAGTTGGTAATGTTGTTAGTGGTATTTCAGCAGCCTTGTCACTTGTTACTGGTGGAATTTCAAAGGCTACTGATTTTGTTGGTGGTTTTGCTAATAACTTGATGAATACTTATGACCGTCAAATTCAAGCACAAAAGAGCTTGTCAGCTACTTTGGCAGACAGTGCAGATGGTTATAAACGTTTTAATTCATACATTGATTCAGGTAATGAGCTTCTAAAATCACAACGCAATGACCTAAATGAGTTAGGGTCTACCATTTCAGGTTATACTAGTCTAACAGGCGACCAAGCATTTAAAATTGTTAATTCAATTAATGCCGTAGGGGACAGCCTAGGTCTAACAATGGACACACAAAAACAATTTGCTTATGGTTTGGCTCAAGCGTTGGGTTCAGGTGTTTTACACGCTCAAGACTTCAACCAAATCATGCAGTCAGCTCTTGGTGCGCAGTTCCGTGATATGTTGATTCAAGCATATAACGAAATTAACCATACTAGCATAGGTATGGGAGAGTTCAAGAAAGCCATGGAGGACGGAGCAATCGGTACAGATGTAATGAACCGTGCTTTAGAATTGTTCCAACAAAAGGGGAACGAGTTGGTTTCTTCAGGCCCTAGCACGTGGGGGCAAATTCGTGAAATGATTGCTAACGGCTTTAATACAAGTGCGTTGGACGGTTTCCGTAAAGGTCTAGGAGATACAGGTGTTGACATGGGCGCCCTAGGAAACAACGCTACAACAATGTCAAGTACTATCGGTAGCCAGTTAGGTCAAATGGCAGGTAAAGCAGTTGGGGCATTAACACAAATCATTGACAAGAACCATGATGGAAAAGTTTCAAACGATGAAATGAAAAACGCAGTTAATGGCGCAAAAAAAGCAGTTGAAAAGTTTTTCAATAAACTCAATTTAACTTCTATTGGTAGTTTCTTAGGTAAAATTGGTAATGCTATTGATGAAATTAGACGTCTTTATAATTGGGTTAATGACGCTTATGGAGCTGTTCGGAAATTATTAAATGCTTCACGTGATATCGGAGGTAAAACAGGTTTAATTGGTAAAGCATTAGGCTTCAGAAAGAACAGTACATGGGGCGACGCTTTTAGTGACTTTCATTGGGGTTGGTTAAGAAGTAATATTGACCCTCTAGGGATTAAAGAACCTACTTCACTAGGTAAAAAAATTCTAGGCTCAAGAAATGGACAGTTACCACTAGACTTACAATTCTTTGCAGGGGGTAGGGAAGCAATCAGCAAAGCCGTGAATACGGTCCAACCTTATGCACGAGCAACAAAAGGAACAACTGTAACACCAAGCATTGGAACACAAGACAACTCTAAACAAGACATTAAAATCTATGTACAATCTAGTGCGGACGGTCGCAAAATTGCGAACGAAATTTATAACAAACTAGAAAGAAATGGGGTAAAACTGAACAAGCGTTGATTTATACTAAAAGTAAGCTATACAATAACCCTAAGTGGATAAAAAAGGCACGTGAAGAAAAGAACAGGGTAGGACATTGTGAGAAGTGTTGGAGTACAGAACACTTGATTTGTCATCACGTTATACCACTACAATGGAATAATGACGTGTTAGAGGTAAACGACTTTGACAAAGAAGTGATAAATGTACCTACCGAAGTTCTTTGTCATAAATGCCACCAAGGAATGGAACGAAGCGGAGATTTAATAGACTATGCTAGAATTATAGCGGAGGGCTTAATATAAGGAGATATAAAAAATGAGTTTAATTCAAGACTGGATAGGACAAGAGAAAGATAACGGCAAAATGATTAAGCTGCTAAAGAAAAAAGTGGCTAAAATCGAGCATGAAATAGACTACAAAAAGGCACAGAAAATCTTTAATTTCATTGAGGAGTTCATGACTTTGCCTAATAACGAACGTTTTAAAATCATACCATATCATAAGGCGGTCCTTACTTTGATGTATTGCACTCCTTATCAGATTGACGAGTTTGTTGTTATTGTAGGGCGTTCAAACGCCAAATCTATTCTTGATGTCATGATAGCCTTAATTGAACTCTTTTTGTTTCCTAAACCTAATAGTGTTATTGCTTTAATGGCTACCAAAAAGGACCAAGCAGAAAAAATCTTGATGAAGCATTTTAGGGCTATGGGAAACTGTCAAGGCACTATCATTAATAAGTTTAAAAATCAATTCAAACTAAACAAAGAGCAAATTATCGTAAAAGATAACTCAATTCTAAAAAGCAAAGGTACAGAAATTTCTATCTATGCTAGTAATGAGGACACGCTAGACGGTGGACGTGAGCAACTTGTTATCATAGATGAATTTGGTGCGTTTAAAAAGAACCCTCTTATCACTATTAGACAAGGGCTAAGAAAAAACAAGGGTACGCTTTTTATTTCAACCACAAACAACGTTATCCGTGGCGGTGCTTATGATGATGAACTTGAAAGTTGGAAAGAATGGGTAAAAGATGATGATTTCAGTCATTGGGTTTTCTATTATGCTTTAGATGATTACGACGAAGTAAAAGACAGTTCTAAATATATCAAAGCTAACCCAGCTTTAGGCTACACTTTAACACTTGAGGACATTCAAAAGGACTTCATAGGGGCAATTGGTAACCCTGTTAAAATGGCTAAAATTATCACTAAACGCTTTAACTTATCAATGACTGACAGCACTACCATTTTTAGTAAACAATTAGTTGATAAGTGTCTAGTACCTCCTTTAGACTTTGAGGGTCGCTTAGTTGCTATTGGTTCAGATTTTTCAGTACGTGGCGATGTTTGGGGTACTGTAATAGGGTACAGAGAAAACGGACACTATTATTTTAAAGCTATCCCTATCATGCCAGAGAGTGCAGAAGACAAGTTTAAACACTTAGGGGAAACAATAACCCACGAGGGCGTTAATAACATGTCAGACGAAGCATGGGACGCTTTTATAAGTGCTATGAATGGAAGTATTCCCATTGCGTTGAATTATGACCCTAACTATGCTAAGAATTTCATTGATAAATTTGAGCAAACTTATGACATTGAATTTTATAACAAAGTAATGCAGAACAGTTTCAAGCTATCAAATACCCTAGAAGCCACACAGAAGCTAATGGAGGAGGGGAAAATACATTTTGATAGTAAGTTACTAGCGGTACATTTAATGAACGCAGAAACGAAAATAAACGATTTTGGGCTTATGCGTATTATTAAAAAAGGATACACAGATAAGATTGATTTGGCTGACGCTTTAATCAACTTAATGTGGTGGTTCTTAGAAAGTGAAGAAAGTGAGGACTATTTTATTTAATGGCTATGACAGAAGAAGAAAATAAAAAAATGCTAGAAGCATTAAAAACCCTAGCTTTTGGAGGAAAAGAAACAAAGACAGTTATACAATACAAAAACAACCCTAACGGACGGAAAACGGAAACAGGGCGAACAGTAACAGAAGTGAATAAATTGCCAGACCGTTCGGCATTGTTGAAATTAATGGAGATTGAGGGCGTTTATATTGACGCAACTGTGAAACTTAAACAACAAAAAGTGGACGAAGTAAGCACAGAGAAAGAACTTGTAGACTTAGTGGAAGGACTGGTAATAGAATGACTATATTTAAGGCGTATTGTTGGAACTCGGACACAGGCAGGGACTTCACAATTAAAAAACCTAATTGGAATATCGTACAGCGTTGTTCTTTAAAAGGTATTGAAACAATTCAATGGTTGCCAGAACATATATATCTTTTGGACGGAACAACAGGGTCGGAAACTAGCAACCGTTGGCAAAGAAAAAAATGTCCTGAAGAATGGAATAGACCGTCAAGTTTTGGGTCTGTCATCACTAAACCACAGTGGGAGAACAAAAAAAGCGGTATTGCTTTTTGTACAGATTACAGTAGAACACGGCATGGCATTTACCCTAACTTCGTTAGACCAAATCTCACACAAGGGCAAAAATATGGTATGTCAGCGACTTTATACAATCCTAGTGGTAATGTACTCGAAGTAAGTTTAAAACTCCTATACGGTACAAGAAATGAGCTTGTAGCGACATATCAAGTTCAACCTAATCAGTACGTAGATGTAAAAGAAATTTACACGTTACCTAGTACGGAAACAGCAGAAAAGTTTGGGATAGCCTTTGAAGTGGCACAGACAAACGATTTTGTCCAATTTGAAGTGTATTTGCCTAAGATTGAAGCGGGTGGAGAGGTTACGCCTTTTGTTGAAGACAGGGACGAATATTATACGTTTCAAAAAACTAACGATGACGACGGGACGCCTCCATTCACTGGTACTTATGAGGGGACAGGAACGCAAAGCACAGATTACAAAGACTACAATTGGACAGGTTTAAGACTTACAAACTTCTTTTACTTAGAAGAGAGAGGAATTTGCAAGCAAGAGGCTGTGTGGTGCTATTCTCGTCCGTTGGGACAACGTGTGTTGATTGGTATTGATTCTGACACTTATGACACCGAAGCGGGTAGAACGATCAAATTTCACGTTATAAACGGAGAAAGAGGTATATTTGACTTGACTGGTAACGTCATCTATCCCGAACAGTTCACAAACAATCGACAAACTTTTGACAGCGATACAAAGGCATGGGTAGATAATCAAGAACCCTTGTATGTCACAGACGCAAATACGGCCATTGACTGTGTGTGGGGGGAAATGTCAAGTAATACTCTTGAGGGTTTCTTTTATCAACAGGCTGACAAGCGTTATAGGGTTGACGAAGTATTCTTCTCGGCAATGGTAAATCTCAATTATAACATGGGTTCTTATTGGGCGGACTGGGTGAATGATATTTACGCGGTTGAAATGCGAGCAAGTGAAGGCATTGAAAATTGTAGAGTCAGTGAAAAAACTAACTATACTTCTATGAATGAATGGTCTGGAAGCGTAGCGTTCCCTACTGGGGCAGTTTTAGCACCTTACAAGCCTAAACTAAGCGAAACGGACACAAGAAAGCTAAAAGGCGTTTCAAGTGCTACAAGTATTTGGGCAACTGGGGTATTAAAAACAGAACGGAGTACGGAAGATTGGTTCAGAGAATACGAAAATTCTAGGACTAGACCAGTACCAACGCAAATTCTTTTCGAAAACTACAATACAAGAAAGACTTGGTTGTTTCAACAACAAAATGACGGAACATGGAGCAAGAGCAAAGAGTCCTCAATCCCTAATAATCCCGCTTATGCTAGAGATTGGGGCATTATACCAAAAAATGGAGAATTAAAAGGTAATATCATCATGACTGATAAGAATTATGCTGACTTTCCTAATAATGTTAGACCGATAACACTAGGAGTGAAAACTTTATTCCCTGTCATCAAGTATAATGAAGTTAAGTTCAACCCTCAAATGTATTCAATTGCGTATAACACGAAATTGTTTTGGTGGGGGCAAAAAGCAAACGTAAGCAATTTGACTTACGGAGAATGTGGCGTTCGTTCAGTTGACTTCATGACTGGTTTATGTACAATAGAAAGGGTGTATAAATGATTTCATGGTTAAATTTTGAAGAGTTATTAATTCATAACCCTATTGAGTTAATAAATTTTAAGGATAGTAACATAAGGGTGGCATTAAGCAAAAAACAATACATTGATTTCTTTAGCAATAAAGGCGTTTATATGGGTCTGTATTATGACGAAGAAATGGACTTTTGTGTAATGTTTTATGCTGACCCTTTGCAAAGTTCTAAAAGCGGAGAGATGTACGCAGAGGGTTATATAGACGTAGACATGAAAATATATAGAGTTAAAGTGTTGAGTAATGTTTACATGCTAAAAGGTTCAGAAATGGTTAAAAAATGGGCTGTAACTAAGACAGGTATGCGTGTAAGTCCGCAAGCTAAACAAATTACAATGGTTCAAGCAGGTGTATTGATGAGGTGTGAAATTAATAATAATGTTACAGGTTGGACAGACGGAACAACACAATTAGAATACAGCGGTCAAGATTTTATAATTGACGGTTATGGAATGAGAGGGCTACACAATGGATAGTACAATAAACGGTAAAACGGTACATATAAATAACCCATTAGACCTTATAGGCTTAGGGCGTAGAGAGATCGAATTCAATATACCTAAAACTGATTATTGGGAAATGTTCAAAGAAACTATGCAAGTACCTACAATGAAACGTGGTGGATATAAAAATTTGCTCAAAGGTGGCTGGGTATTTGTTGACCCATTTAACCAAGGGAGGGACTTATGGACTAAAGACTATTTCACTAAGTCAGGCGGAACGGTATGGCAAAATTTTGGAGCTAGCGGAGATATTTTCCATTATGGAACTTATGAGAGTGGCTATTATGGTTTTAATTGTCCTAGTACCAAGGATGATGAAGATTATGTCTTGGGCAAACAGCAATTATCTTTCTTACAAGCAAGTAAAACTTATACACTACAGTTTGACATGAAGCGTACAACTCCATATATCAAAGGAGATATACAGATCTTCATAGGAGCAAGAGGTGGGGACTGGGCTTTCATAGACACAAGTAAACCGTTTTACGTTAATGGTTCTTTGCGTCCATCAGGTCCTGACGGTTTCGTTAGTTGGAGTGATTTCATTGATTCGGAAGACGTTTCATGGCATAGATGTACAATTGTGTTCACTTGTAAAAGTCCTATAAATGACTTGAGTAAACGCACCATACGCTGGAGAGCTAAAAAAGATAGTGCATGGAAAATAAAGAACATAATGTTGTTTGAGGGTTCTGAACCATTAGGGACTGAATTCAAGTTACACGATGAAGAATATTATGATTGGACTTTCTATGAGGGAAAACAAGGAATGCGTGAAGTGTCAGCAAACTTTGGTTTTTATTACAGTGAAGAGTATGCTTTCTGTTCAGCATTTAAGGTCAATATACATAAAGGCTTTGAAACAAGAGGCTTTAACCCAGTTACACAAGAGTTTGAATGTAAAGCAGAAGTAGAGAACTTTGCACAAATTGTCAACCCTACAATTAAATATTATCAGAACATTAAACAAATACCTGATAGTTTAAATTGGAATAACACAATTATATATAATCCAAATCCAAACGGAACAGATTATTTACAGTGTAGAGCTAAAGGGGACTATATGAGTCTATATAAAGTTAGAGATGATAATTATAGTTCATATGTTCCTAAACGTTGGGAAGCTACATTTTTTAATTCAGTTCCTAGTAGCAAATGGTTATATGGTGGATATTGTTATACTGGTACACTACAAACGTATGATATAGAAAACTAATAATAAGGGAGAAGGAAGATAGTGATTGAAACATTGAAAGAAATAGGTCTAGTTGTATTTATGCAAGTGTTAAGTTTAATACTGGAGTTCATTGATACTGGTACTTTAAAACCTAGTGTTAGAAAAAGAATGGCAGTAGAGTTAATTGTCCTATCTGTTTATGCTGCAGGTATGACTGTGTTTAAAGGAATGATAAGTGATGAACTAATAACACTCATTGGAACTGTATACTTAGCAGTAGTAGTTAGTCATCTGTATAAGTTCTTAACCGATAAGAAAGAAGAAATAGACGGAGGAGATAAAGAAGAATAGTATAGTAGTAGTATAGTAGTGTATATAGTATGATAGTATAGCATAGCAAACGTTACAAAAATAAACTTTGTGGCTTTGTTGTGCTTTTTTGTTTTAAAATTTGTTCAAGTTTAAAGGGGGTGTTATATAAAGGGGGTGGGTTTTCTATC